TAATATGAAACAAGAAACCTATCAAGACTTAGAAAATGGAATGCAAAAATTGCTTCCAATGGAAAGACAAATGTTGTTAGCTGAAGTTTACCACTATGCTTGGTATTCATCTGAAGCTTATCATGAACTAAAAACATTCTTAAAAAAATGGGAAAAAGAATGTGAATTTAAAGCAGTATTTTTTAAACCGGATTCAGAAGAATCCACAAATCAATAATAAAATGTCAGAAGCAAAAAAAGAATCAATTGGTGCATGGAAAAACATGACTAAAGAAGGAAAAGAGGTAATTAAATTTACTATTAAAGGTCAACGTTATAATATGTGGGTTAATCAATACAAAGATAAATCTGCACAACCAGACTATAAGATCTACGAAGACAACTGGGTAGATCCTAATGCAAAGCAAACAACACCACAACCAACACCAATTACAGAAACAGAAGACGATTTACCATTTTAATTATGCAATTAGAAAATAACTTAGTACAGTATTACAAAGATCAAGTGAGAAATTTAAAAACTTTGCATAAGACATTAGTCAATGCAAATTTAATTCACGATCAATTTGCAGTTGGATCTATAAATACTACAATAAGTGCTCGTAAGCTTGTAGAACTTGTTGGTGATATGTTTGATTTAGATATTCTTGAAAAGAATAGATCTAAAAAACATACTATTGCAAGAAAAATGTCAGCTTACATTCTTAAAAAATATACAAGACTTTCTTTGCAAGAAATTGCCCCATTAATTGGAGTAGTAGATCATACTACTGTTATTTACAATGTAAAAACAGCCTCTGATTATATAGATACCGATGAATGGTTTAAAGAAAAAATTGAAGAAATTGAGAAAGAGATTGAAAATTATAGTATATTTGTAGGTCAATAATCATTCAAAAAGCAATATGCGACATTGCAAGATTTACAATATTGGGCCGAGGATGAACAGGTAGTCGCATTACCTGGGATTCTGAAGCCCATTTTTTATTTATGTCTAAAGACCCAGCCGTGTTATTTTATACATCAGATTTTTTGTCTGGTACTTTTACCATGACAGATGAGCAAGTAGGAAAATACATTAGATTGTTATGCCTTCAGCATCAAAAAGGCAAGTTAACTGAAAAGGATATGCTAAGCATATGCAAAGCATATGATGTTGACATTTGGGAAAAATTTGATCAAATAGATGGTCTGTTTATAAACAAGAAAATGTTTGAAGAGTCTGAAAGACGCAAGAAATTTACAGAAAGTCGTAGATCTAATGCAAAAACAGTTAAAAGTGATAGCATATCCTTAGCATATCCTCAGCATATGCCTATGCATATGGAAACTGAAACTATAACTATAACTAATAAAGATATATTTATAAATAATATAGAAGAGTATCGAGGAATTTTAGAAGATTCTTATGATGAATTTTTAGAATATTGGACAGAACCGTCAAAAAGTGGTAAATTGCGTTACGAAATGGAAAAGTTCTTCGATGTAAAAAGAAGAGTTAATACTTGGATTAAAAACAAACTAAGATATGGAAATAAATTTACAACAAGTTCTGGCAACAAATCAGAGCAAAGAATTGCAAGCCTTAAAAACTGGGTTAATAGTTAAACAAGATCACGAGATTGTAGATGCTTTTGCTGGAGAAAAGATTGCATCAATATCTACACAAACCTTAAAACAAGCTCTTGCTTACATTTTTACATTAATTGGACTGTCAAATCCTCCAATGGCTGAGGAATTTATGATCATAGAAGAATTTATTAGATCAAGCTATTCACAATTCACAATTGATGAATTTAAACTTGCTTTTAAGCTTGCAGTTCAAAATAAATTGGATTGTAGTGTTGAACATTATGAAAAATTTAGTCCTAAGTTTATAGGTCAAGTCATGAACGCATATAGGACTAAAGCTAATGACATTAGAAAGATCCAAAGTTATAAATCAATAGAAACTATGCCTGTACCACAACTGTCAGAAAATGACATAGTAGAATTTACCAGAAATGAATGGATGCAAGGCAAAAAAGAAGACTTTAATAGAGTTTTTAATGCTGACAAGGTTTTTGCTATATTGCATAAACAAGGAAAGTTAAATCTTACTAAAGAACAAATTGATCAAACGGTTAAAATGGTTAGAGAAGATAATCTGCAAAGATTTAATAAAATGAGCCATTTAGACATGAAAGAATTTTCTAAAAAGATGAAAGATGAAGATTTTCTTGAAACGCAATGTAAAAAACTAACATTAGTAAAATATTTTGAAAATTTATCAAGTAACATATAGTCACCATGGTATCAGAAAGTGGATATACACTTCTGACTTTGAAACTTATTATAAATCTTATGTGGAAGCTCAAGAAAGAGAGAGTGGATTCTCTATGCCGGAACAATTTCAAAAAGAAATGTACAAAATGCGAGAAATTAAAGGACTATTTTGATTTTTATATAAACAAGAAAAGAGTAGATGGTAGATCTACAAAATGCATAAAATGTATAAATAAATACGCAAATGGTAGAATTAAACAAATTAAAGAAGGAACTATAAAAGCATTTTAATGGATATATCAGCAAATGATCTAACTAAATGGGCAAAGAAAAGTCTTGAATATATTGGTTACAGGCTTAACAGGGTTAACAATATACCATGGGGAAAAAGAAAAGGAACTGTAGAAAAAGGATGGGCAGATCTACAAGGATATGATTCTACAGGAAAATATGTGGCAATAGAAGTCAAGAAAATAGGTGATCGCTTAAGCAAGGAACAAATTGATCGTTTGCAAGATATTTTTAATTGTGGAGGAATAGTTTATATTTGTACAGAAAAAGATGGACAACCCACATTAATAGAATGGTCAAAAATAAAATTTTAGCAGAGTTTTGGGAAAGTAAAGAGGTTAATGATGCCTTTGCTAAAATGCAACCTGAAGAACTACAGTACGATCTAAAAGCAGAAGTTTTTTTAGTTCTTTGTGAAATGGAAGATCAGAAATTAATTGGAATGTATGAAAGAAATGAACTTAAATTTTATGTTGTAAGAACAATGCTTAACATGATAAAATCAGATAGAAGTTTATTTTATAAAAACTATCGCAATCATGTTGAGTTTGGATTTAATGATCATAGTAAAGAAATAGAAAGATTAAATTATGAACCAACAGATCTTATAGATCGATTAGAAAAAAATTTAGAAGAATTACATTGGTATAATAAGACTATTTTAAAGCTTTATGCAATTGATTTTAAAAAGAATGCAAAAGAATTAAGTAGAAAAACTGGAATACCTTATATGTCAATCATTAGAACAATATCAAAAACCAAATCTGAAATTAAAGAAAAACTTAAAAAATGATTTTGTCAATTTTAACCGCTATATGTGCATCACTATTTATTAACGATATACATAACCTTCCCTTTAAATGGAAAATCAACTACAAGCCTTTTAATTGCGGAAGTTGCTTGGCTGCGTGGCTTGCACCAATACACTATTTCTCACCTGAACTAATTCAAAATATTACATCAACGATATTTATTGCAGGATTTTTAGCGCCTATAGTTTCAAAATTAATATGGAATTTATGGAAATAAAACAAGAACACAGAGATTGGTTAGATGCTAACATAGGAAATTATGAAACAGCAAAGAATGGTTACATAAGAAACCTTGATTTGCCAGATTTACAAATGTACGAGCACATATATAGGATATATTTAGATCCTAATTTTTTACTTTCTGTTTGGTGTGGTAATTGTAAATATGAAATGATCATGAGACTTTATAAATGGTTTGAGCAACAACCTAAAAGTTTACCAATAGAAAACATTGTGTTTAAAAATACAGCTTCTGAAAATGATCAAAGATTAGGCGTTGAATTAATAAAACCAAAAAGAAAATATACTAAAAAAAATGGCTAACATAATACACCCAACAGCGGTAATTGGTGACAATGTTATTTTAGGAGACAATAATTTTATTGGTCCTTATTGTGTTATTGGTGAAAAAGCTGAACATAAAAAATATTGGGATCAACCAATTGGAAAAGTTATAATTGGAAATAATAATATTATCACTGGTTTAGTAACAATAGATGCAGGAACTGAAACAGACACAATGATTGAAAATGATTGTTTTATAATGAAACATGCACACATTGGTCATGATTGTAAAATTTTAAGTAGAGTTACTATTTCATGTGGAGCAAAAATTGGTGGTCACTCAATTATTGGAGAGTCTTCTAATATTGGATTAAATGCTGTATTACATCAATTTAGTGTTGTAAGAAAAGGATGCATGATAGGTGCAAGTGCGTTTTTTAAAGGAGAATCAGAAGTTGAAACTAAATACGCAGGAGTGCCAGCTCGTAAACTTGGAAAAAATATTAAAAAATGAGAGTAGCAGTTATTTTATTAATGCAAAATAGATTTGATTTAACAACTAAAGTTATTCAAAATAATTTTTTTAATGCAGGTATTGATGCTGACTGTTATTTGATTGATACAGGTAGTGATGAATCATTTGGATCAAATTATCCATTTGCTGGATTTTATGCGTCTAAAGAAAAAATGGGAATATCTGCTGGAGTAAATATTGGTTTAAAATTAGCATTACAATATAGATCTTATGATGGAGTTGTTTTAATGGCAAATGATATTTTAATGCCTGATAATTGGTTAAGTGATTTTGCTTATTATGCGCAAACAGTCAAAAAAACAGGAATAATTGGAATTCATTGTGTTGAAGAGTTGCCAGCATTAGTAGATGGAATTCACAAAACACATACACCATTTGGAAATAATTTTTTATCAATGGATTTAATTGAAGCAATTGGTGGTTACAATGAAGAATATGATCCATATGGAATGCAAGATCGTGATTATGCAGAAAGAGCAATTTTGGCTGGATTTACAAATTATTATATAATTGGAAAGTCAGAACATATTGGTCATGATGTTGGCAATGGAACTGAATACAGAAGAATGAAAGATGAAAGTTTAGCTCGAGCACAATCTGTTTGGGAAAAATATCAACCTATATATCACAATGAAAAACGAATCTATGCGAATTTTAGCGATAACATCCAAGAATTCAGGCGTCGGTTATCATAGAATTATGATGCCAATAGTCAATATGCAAAAAGACTATTGCTTGATGACTGATACAATTAATGAAGAGGTTTTTGAAGGCAATTATGATATTGTCGTAATGAACAGAATGTTAGCAAATATTACTCCAGAACAAATGATTGAGTGGAGAAAAAAATATGGGTTTAAACTTGTTGTTGATAATGATGACTATTGGAAACTTGATCCTTCTCATATTTTATATGAAAGATATGTTTTAAATAATGTTACAGATCAAATTATATCTTGGTTAAGAATTGCTGATTTATGTACTTGCACTCATGAGAGACTTGCTGAAGAAATTTTGCAATATAATGAAAATATTTGTATTTTGCCAAATGCAATACCTTATGGAGAAGAACAATTTGGTGATTTTAAAAAAGAATCTGATAAAATAAGATTGTTTTGGTCTGGATCTGGTACACATGGAAAAGATATGGAGATTTTAAGAGGTCCTATGAAAAGAATTAATTTTCCTGTTCGTACTGTCATTGCTGGTTATAATGAAACAGAAAAACCTATTTGGGATGGAATGATTGCTGCTTTTACTAATGGTTTAAAATTAAATCCTACGATCTACAATTATAATGAGGTAAGTCATTACATGGCAGCTTATTGTGATTCAGACATTTCTTTGATCCCATTGGTTGATTCTAAGTTTAATTCTATGAAGTCGAATTTAAAAGTTTTAGAAACAGCAGCAAAAAGAAACCCTGTTATTGTTAGCAATGTAGATCCATATAAAGGATTTTATCCATCTTGTAAAGTTAATTCACAAAAAGATTGGTACTATTGGATAAAGCTTTTAGTAAATGATGAGGCAGCGCGAATTAGTTATGGAGAAGATCTTTACGAGTATTGCAATAAGCACTACAATTTACATGAAGTAAATAAGAAGAGATTTTCTATTTATAATAAATTAGTAGGAAATGCCAGTAATTAAATGCTCAAACGGAAAATATAGAATTGGAAACGGATCTTGCGTTTATGAAACAGAAGAGAAAGCTCAACAAGCATGGGCTGCGATCAGAGTTTCAATGGCTGATAGTTATAATGACTATCCACAATCTGCAAGAGTAAATGCTCAAAGAGCAATAAATATTCGAGATCAATATAAGACAAATTGTGGAACGCCTGTTGGTTGGGCAAGAGCAAATCAATTAGCTAAAGGAGACAATATCACAAGAGATACAATTGCAAGAATGTCGTCTTTTGAAAGACATAGAGACAATTCAAAAGGTGATCCTAAAACAGATTGTGGAGCACTTATGTGGTTAGCATGGGGTGGAGACGAAGGTATTGCATGGGCTAAAAGAAAACTTGAGCAAATAGATAATGAAAAAACACGTTAAGATTTATTTAGATCATTTTGGGTATGGGGTCGAAGATTTTATACCATGTGAGGTCTGTGGAAAAAAAGCGGTTGACATACATCACATAAATGCGAGAGGAATGGGAGGATCTAAAAATTCTGACACAATAGATAATTTACAGGCATTATGCAGATACTGTCATACTGTCATGGGTGATACTAAAACACATTACGATTTTTTAAAAGAAACACATAATAAAATTTTAAATGGCAAAGATAAGTTCTGACAGTAGAAAAGTAAGTTTTGGAAAACGCAAAAGAGGATCAGCAAAAAAATCTTTTAACAAACACAACCCTAAGCCAAAAGCATATAGGGGACAAGGTAGATAATATGGCAAACGAACAAAATCTAAAACCTTTTAAAAAAGGATTTGATGAAAAAAGAAATATAAATGGAAGACCTCGCAAGTATGTATCTAATCTAAAAGATCAAGGATATAAAATGGCAGAGGTAAATGATGCTATTCAAGTATTAATGTCAATGACAATGCAAGAATTAAATGAGGTTGCATCTAATCCTGAAGCGACTGTCCTTGAAATGACTGTAGCAAAAGCAATGCTTAAGTCAATGAAAAATGGTAGTTTATATTCATTAGATACTTTACTTACAAGATCATTTGGAAAACCAAAAGAAACAGTTGACACAAATATAAATGGTGAATTAAAAGGAAAGATCGAAGTTGTTGTTACTTCAAGTGCAATACCTTTAGCAAATAGAGAAACAGACGTAGATGTTACAAAATAGCATTTTTAAAACAACAGATGTATTTCAGGCAAACAGAGATGCCAAAACTGATATTGTAATAAACCAAGGTGGAACTTCTTCTGGTAAGACATATGCAATTATGCAGAATTTATTCTTACATGCAATAGAAGATCCTAATCAGGTTATAACTGTAGTTGGTCAGGATATACCCAATTTAAAAGTTGGTGCTCTTAGAGATGCCGAAAACATAGTTGCTGGAAGTGAATTACTACAAACATACATTAATAGTTACAATAAGTCAGATCGTGTCTTTTATTTTTTTAATGGATCTATTATTGAATTTAAAAGTTATGATGATTGGCAAGACGCTAAGTCAGGTAAGCGTGATTATTTATTTATGAATGAGATTAATGGTATACCTAAGCCAATATATGATGAATTGTATTTTAGAACAAAAAAGAAAACTTATTTAGATTATAACCCAAACACAGAGTTTTGGGCTCATAGTGATTTAATTGGTAGAGAGAATGTTACTTTGATAATTTCAGATCATAGACACAATACATTTTTAGATGAAAAGATCCATGATAAGATCGAAGCAATAGAAGATCCTGAACTATGGAAAGTTTATGCAAGAGGATTAACTGGTAAATTAGAAGGAGTTATTTTTAGAGACTATAACATTATACCAAATGTAAGTTTAGATGCAAAATTAATTGGTTATGGATTAGACTTTGGATTTACAAATGATCCAACAGCTTTAATTGCAATGTATAATCAAAATGGAGAACTTGTTTTAGACGAATTAATCTATGAAACAAGATTATTAAATGTAGATATTAGCAATAGATTAAGAGAATTAAATATTGGTGGAACTATTATTGCAGATTCTGCAGAGCCAAAATCAATTGCTGAATTACAATCTTATGGCTGGATGGTTGAAGCAGCTAAAAAAGGAAATGATAGTATTAGACAGTCGATCAATACTTTAAAAAGATATAAGATCAATGTGACACAAAACAGTCACAATCTAAAAAAGGAATTGAATAGTTACAAGTGGAAGCAAAATAAAGATGGAAAGTTAGAGAATGTACCTGTAGACTTCCTAAACCATGCTATAGATGCCACAAGATATGTATGTTTAAATCTATTAGATAATGTTTCTCAGGGTAAGTATAGCTTTATATAACTGATTGATTTTCAATACATTACAATAAATTTGTATATTTCTTGAAAAAAAGCTTGTAAAAATGTACAAGATATGCAAGAAATTAGTAAATTAGCTATATAAACAAACAAACTACTATGAATCGCTTAAAAACACCACAAGAGAAACAGTTAGAACACTACAACAAAATGAACGAGATCTACAAAAAAGAAAGTCTCGATTTCAAATGGTTTTTTATTATTATTATTTCAGCATTAGTATTAACTGCATTAATTGAAAACATATGAGCAATATTTTAAAAGAAGCTCATAAAATTGTCTATGAGCGTACAGAAGAAAAATCAAGACAATATGGTCCATTTGAAGAAGGCATGCAACGTGCTGCACAGATCTTAAATGGAATGACAGGATTAAATGTAGATGCGACAGTTATGTATAAGGCATTAATTGCTTTAAAATTATCTCGTGAGTCTTATAATCATAAAGAAGATAATTTATTAGATGCAGTTGCTTACATGTCTTCAATGAACGATTTTTTAAACCAAAACAAATAAAAATGGAACAAATCACAGTTGGTACACAAGTACAGTTTGAATCTTTCTCTAAACCTAAAACACAAATCACAGGAGTAGTTGCAAAGATCTTCACAAGTAAGAAAGACAATAAAGAATATTGTCAAGTAAAAGTTGAAGGCAAATTAATTTCTAAACAATTAAGCAAAGTAACTGTTTTACAAGCTTAAAAAAAACCTATCTATGAAAAAATATAACACCACTGATTTAGATCCAGTATCTACATTTGAGAGACACGTATTTCATCGTGATCAATTTGCACATTATCTTAGATGGTCTCATATTGTTAAAGAAGCTAAAATCGGCGAGACAGTTGTTGATTTTGGTTGCGGTAAAGGCAATATGTTAGAAGTTTTTTACAGAAACAAATTTAAGTGTAAAAGATTTGTTGGAATAGATATTCGCAAACAAACAATTGAAGCTGCTAAAGAAAAATTTGCTGCAGTTGAATGGGCGGAATTTTATGCTGATGATTTAATATTTCCTACATTAGACTACAAACAGTATCAAGCTGACAAAGTTTGTTCATTTGAAGTTGCTGAGCATGTAGGTAAGCAAAACATAGATCTATTTCTTACTAACATGAGAGATTGCGGAAATGAAAATGCTACATATTATATCAGTACTCCTAACTATGACGAGCAAGTAGGAGCAGCAGGTAACCACACTTATGATTCAGGAGACGGCAGAGGAGTTGCAATACATGAATTTGCACACGCTGAATTACAAGAACACATAGAAAAGTATTTTACTATTGAAAAGAAGTTTGGAACTTTTGCTTCGATCACTCATTATAAGCATTTGCTAAATGATTGGCAAATACAAATGTTTGAAGCGTTAAAAGCTTACTATGATAGTAATATGTTAAGTGTGATCATGGCACCATTTTTTCCAGAACAATCTCGCAATACTTTGTGGGTATTAAAACGCAAATAACATGGAACTAAAAGACGAATTTGGCCCAATTAGAGTATGGGCAGAAAATAGAGGTTTATACGAGAAAGGCGATACCAAAACACAGTATATCAAGTTACAAGAAGAGTGTGGTGAATTAGCAAAAGCTTTATTAAAAGACGATAGAGACGAGATCATAGACGCAATAGGCGATATTGTGATCGTGCTAACAAACCTTACTCAATTAACAGGATTTGCAGTTGAAGACAATGTCTTTGGATTAAGAAGATTGCAAAT